CTTTTAGACGAAGAAAGTTTACTAGATTTTGAATAATCTAATCCTCTGAAAATATCAATAGGAAGGTTCATAACATCTTCTTGAATAAGATATGAAATTCTTTCTAGGTGATCTACTTTATTTTCTTGTCTATTTTTAACTTGTTGTACGTACTTTGTAATAGCCATCAAGCCCTCCATTTATACAAATTTACAAGTATTTATTAGTCTCGTGGTCGCATAAATTTAGGGAATTCAAAGTTACCCCAAGTACAACGTTGATTTTGAAATCTGCAAAATTCCTCTGCATCCTCTTTAAACATTGTTTTATGCACGATATGGTTAAACTTAGTATCCCTTACTTTATAGGACTCCTTTTCACCTGGCGCTACTTCTATTTTAAACCTTGAGTTTTTGGAACTTTTCATATCTCGACCCTATCGCTGATTTATCAAATATTGGTGTATCGTCTTCTTGATTTTTATCCACTATATCATGTTGAGCTGTTACTTCTACATCATATAGTTTCATTTTTGCTCGATCTACTCCAAGCACAAATCTCTTATTAACCGTAGGGTCGTTATATCTATTCTTTNNTTCTTGTTGTTTGTGTTGCTGTGACTATTGGTAGATTATTTTCTACTGCAAGTCCTCTTAATTCCTCTGCTATTGCTTTTATTATTGTATATGAATTTACATTACTTCCACCTCTAAATCTAGATGAAGCACATATGTTCAGATAATCTATAAAGATAATATCTGGTTTAAATGATTTTTTAATTGCTAGTTCTTGTATTAATTGTCTAAAGTGATTAGTATGTGCTGATGCTGTTGGATACTCTTTGATAATAAGAGAACCAGTTGCTTTCTTTTTAACTTTCTCAATCTTATCTTGATACATTGTTTTAGGTAGATCATGTAAATCATCAATACTAATATTCATTAAGTTTGCATCTATTCTTTCAGCGATACGTTCCTCTGCCATCTCAAGGGTGATGTACAAAACATTCTTACCTTGAGATAAACAGTTCGATGCCATATGACACATAAACAAAGATTTACCTACACCTGTGCCAGCAAGTGCTACATTCAAAGTCTTTTGTGGTAAACCACCTTTTGTAATTTTGTTAAAGAATTCTAAATCAAAAGGTATTCTTTCTTCTACTTTATGGTAATAATCAAATCTAGTGTCTGAGTCTTTTAAATAATCATGACCTACTCTATTATCAAATGAAACTGCTAATGCGTCTGTAAGTAAAGTAGGTAAGGCATCTGGTTTTCGATTCTTGTCTCTGCCTTCGATGATAGATATTCCGTCAACGATTGCATTGTAAATTGCTTTTTCTTTACACCAGTTTTCAGTTGTATCACACAACCAATCTATATCAACATCTTCTTTATCAAATGACGATATAATTTCTTTTATTTCTTTGTATTGTGATTCAGATAAGTCTTTACGATTATCTATTTCAATTTGAATTGAAGTAGTCGTAGGTGTCTTATTATACTTCTCTATAAATTTTAGAATCTCTTGAAAGATTATCTTATCTGTTTTATCTGTAAAATAATCTTCTTTGATAAAAGGAATTACTTTTCTAGAGTAATCCTCGTTCCAAATTAGATGCGAGAGAGTTGTCTTCTCTATTGTTTTGTTCATCAATCACTTCCACTAATATATCGCCAATGTATGTAAAGAATTCGTCTCCGAATACATCCCTTGGCAGTCCGTTGTTTTCTAGTATATCAAATTCAAACTGCATTGTCAACCCACCATCTTTTTCAATTGGTGTAACCTTACCATACTTGTAAATAACGCCAGACCATTTGCCTTCGTTAATTCCTATACAAGTTTGTTTAGGATGATTGGGTGATTCAATATAACTATATCTCTTCTTCGGTTTCTTCGTTTCCACCATAAGAAAATTCCTTTTGTGCTGCTATCTCTAACTTTTCTAGTACTTCTTTTGTAAAGTAAGTCTCTGGGTTATCGTTAATAGATTTACCAAATACTTTTTTGCCATCTGGTAGTTCATATTTTGTAGATACCTTTTTAAAGATATCATACTTCTCAGCAAGTTGCAATAGACCATAATATTTATCAAGTCCTTTTTGATACATAAGTCTAACATCAACTATTGAATTTTCTTTTGTTAATCGTGATTTGTGATTTTTACAATGAATAATATTACCGACAACATCGGTACCTACTTTTTCTTTTCTCTTTGATAAGAATACAATAGAAGAAGCTGCATATTTTAATCCACTTCCACCACCCATTTCTTTAGTAGGAAACATACTTCCCATTGAGTCGTATGTGTGATTTGTAACAACCATTGGTACTTTTGCTTTACCAAGTTTTAGTGTTAATACTCTAAATGCAGCTTTCAAAACTTGAGCTCTTGTCATGTCTCTAGTTTCTTTACCCTCAGCAGTATCTTCTACTTCTTTTGTAGTTGATAACATTCCAAGAGAATCAAGACATATAAACATAGGTCGTTTTACATCTACGTCTTGTTGCATATATCTATCTAATATTTTAATTGCTTGTGTTCTAAATTCTTGTACTGTTGTAACTGGAACAATAACCATTCTTTTTGAATCAATACCTCTATCATCAATCATTGTTTTAGTTATTGCAGATTCAGATTCAAAGTAGATAACACCACCTTCTGGATTTGCATCTAAGAAATGTTTGACCATTCCTAATAAAAAGAATGTTTTACCTGTTGCAGATTCACCTGCAATCGCTGTAATTTTATTCGCTGGTAATCCACCATGTATAGAACCAGATAATAATCCATTCAATGCGTATGAACCTGTATCAATAAATGATTCGATATCACCTGCCTCTACTCCATCTGCGACTATACTTGCGTATTCATTACCAGTATCTTTTATTATTTTTTTTAAAAAGTCCATACTCATATATTTCCTACATACTATTTTTCTTATCTTGAATCTCAGCTCTTCTTACTTTTGCAAGTTTTGTTATATTCATTAATGTTTTTCTTGCACGAGCCGCTGCCTGTTTTACAGACTTTGTTTCAAATTTTTCACTATCTTCTATATATTCTTCAAACAACTTTACTAGTTGTTCATGTGTTGATAGTTCTTTTGGTTCGCCTTCTGCTATCCAACCCATTATTTTTCTCCTTGTGGATAAAGTACTCTCTTTAGATTAGGTTCTCTAAAGTTTTTACCTTTTAATACTTTTCCATCTTTACGATATATTGGTTTTCCATTTTCATCTAATTTCGACATATTACTTTCATGTACTTCTGTAAAACATCTATCAAGTGGAATTCCAAATGCGTGTCCTGCGCCATAGACTACATAAAGTAAATCAGTTAGTGCATCAGCAACACCGACCATATCTTGGTCAACAACTGATTCTACTAGTTCTTCAAATTCTTCACCAATTAAATCAAGTCTAAGTTGTCGAGTCTTTTCATCTGGCCACTCTGGTGGAAAATCATCACTCTTTACTTCTTGACCAAACGCCTTCATAAATTCTTTTACTTTTATAAAATTTGTTCTTCCATTTGCCATGTCTATTTTACCAACTCTATATTAGATTCGGGGGTAAGTATACTAGACATTTTTTCATTATAACTGTTAGTTATTTCTTTGATTGTTTTTACAATGTATAGTATGTTAGTTTTTTTAATGGATAGGTTCTCATCAACCGCTTCTCCAGTTAATGTTATCGCTGGGGAAAACGCAACACCTTTCTCAGTCGCCTGACATAGCATAGGTCTGTTCACAACAACACCACCACCATCTTCATTCACTAATTTTCCGATTAGTTCCATACCATTACTAAACATAATTGTAATGACATCACTTTCTTTATATTGCATAATCTAAACTCCATAATTTAATTTTTAATAAGTATAACTTATATATAACAACTTGTCAAGGGATATCTAAAAAAACTCATCAAGTGTAAGTTGTGTACCATAACTTCGGTCAATAGTCCATCCAATCTTATTCGTGATAAAAGCGAGTGGTTCGACAAACGCTTTTTCGAATTGGGTATCATAATCTAATAAGGCTTTCATATCAAACTCCTTTGGTAACTTTGTAAAAAATGATATTACATTAGACTGATAAAAGTTAGGTTGTTTTAATTGGATAAATTTAATTTTATCTCCTTCTTGTATCAAAGGATATTTGTTTTGTAATCTTTTCTTCTTTAATAAGTGGTTGTATAATATTGAGCCTTTTACATGAATAGGTGTTCCCTTTTTGAACATACTAGTACCACCAGCAAACTTCTTTACACCATTTACAGAACGAGGATATGCAATATCCTCTGGAGATAATTTTAAAAACTCGTTTCTAAAGTTTTGAATAAAATCATTAATATCTTTTTCTGTCCCAGTCATCATTAACTTTAATGCCTCTTTAATCTTTGTACGACAAGACGCATGGGTTGATGATTTAACAGCCTCGATACCCATTATTTTAAGTTTAGGTTCATTATATGTAACACCTTCACTATCCCAAACATTTAGAATATATCTTT